CTTTTTTGTCCTCCCCCTCAGGTCTTTTTTGTCCATAGGGTAGGTCTTTTTTGTCATTACAATATGCAATTCTAAGATACCTTTTATCCACTTCTTTTGTTCCAGGTTTATAAGTAATATCTGAAGTAATGTACCCTGCATCAACTAGACTTTTTATCCATCTTCTAACTTGCCTATCAGTAACTTTATATAGCCCAGCAAAATAATCATTGCTTGCCCAGCAATATCCCTTTTCATTTGAAAGAGCTGTAATTTCTCCATAAAGCAACTTTGCATTTGGTGCAAGCTCTACATCGTACCTAATATTTGCAGGTATAATCGCATAATATGATTTATGTATTTCTCCCATAACAACCTCCTAATTTAGTCTGCGTATCAACCATTTCCCACTTAAATAATCTTCCAAGTATATTTCTACTTTGCATACTCCCCCACTGTTGTTTGGTCGATATGCTTCTATATATCCAAAATCTGCATGTGAAATGATTGCATTATATATCGTGCCATCGTGATACTTAGCCTCAATGCACACTCCTTTGAAAAATTTGTCTATATCAAATACTTCTTGTTTTTTTGTAACAGGAATGTTTAAAACTCTTCTTGTTGGAACAATTATTGTATTCATTTATTTTTCTCCTTTTATTTGCATCCTGAAGATGTATTTTTATTGCAAGGTCTTACACATTGAATTGCTAATAGCACATCTGCAGCTACATTTAAGTAATTTACCTGCTCTGGGCACATATCTTTAATCTTTAAAATAAGTGCAAGTTTTTTTGTTTCCTCTTTTGTTGACAAAGTATCACCCTTTTTTTTATTTTTTGATAACTTGTAATATAATATTAAAGTATTTTAGATTTTTTGTCAACAATATTTTTTTATTTATTGTTGACTTGTTATCATTTTAGGCATACAATTATATTAGTAAGGAGGTGAATCATGGAATCAATTAATAGCCGCATAAAAATCTTGCGTGAGCACTTAAATCTTAGTCAGGAGGAATTTGCAAATCAGATAGGTTTCAAAAGGAATTCTGTATCTTTGATTGAAAATGGAAATAGGAATATTTCTGAAAAAGGTATTAAAGTAATTTTAGAAAAGTTCCCAGTTTATGAAGAATGGCTTCGTAATGGTAATGGGGAAATGCTATATGACTATACGCCAGAAGAAAAATTTACACTTCTTTTAGCTGATATTAAGGCTTCTAACAATAGTTCATTAAAACAATTAATAGAAAAAATTAATTATCTTGATGAGGAATATCTGCATGTGCTTGAAGTAATGGTTGATGCGTTAATAAACAAAAAGCCACCGATAAATTAATCGGTGGCTTTTTTATATTAATTTTAATATTCTCTTGGCAAATAAATAAATCGTCCTAAATCTTGTGTCTTGTTCATTTAGTGCACTTATAATTTCAATAAGTTCTTGTTTCAATTCAAACATCCCCTTGTTGTATAGTTCTAGCAAAACCCTTTTGTTGAATAATATCGAACACACGTTCTTATCTTAAAAAATATTATAGTATAATCTTTATTTTTTTTCAACATTTTGTGCATATTTCATTATTTTTTACCACTTTTATATGTATTAATATCATAATAAATATTAAATATGTATAATTTTATACTATAGTATAAAATTATTTTAGATATAGCACCTAACATATATATATTAAAATATTTTTTTATTTTCGCTTGTAGTCTCAATAAAAACAACGGATTATTTTAATCAGCAATTAACTTTTAGCTCATGGTGTTATTATCTAGACATAACTACATACAGAAAAAGGGTTGCACTATGGATTTATTAAATGATGATTTTGGTAAAAGATTAAAACTTATAAGAGAATCACGAGAAATGACACAAGCTGAACTTGCAAGATACACAAGTATGTCTAACCAAACTATCTCTAACTTAGAAAGAGGATATACCAAAACAATAAGTTATCTAGATTTAACAGCTATTTCGAAGGCCTTAAAATGTAAATTAGGTGATTTAGTGCCTGGGGTAGAAGAACTATCATATAACGACTACCAAGACCTTTATTACCAAATAAAGAAAATACACGATTTACTTGATAGTAATGCAAAGTTAAAAATTAATAATAAAATGCTTGATAGGGAAACGAGAGAGCTTATAAGGATTTCTCTTGATAGTACTCTTAAAATTATTGAAGTTAAAACTGGCAATCGATGAGCTGCTACAATGTAGTAGCTCTTTTTTTATGCCCTAAATCTAAAATAAGCATAAATAACACCAGCTAAAGCAAAAAACACGCCATACTCTCCGCCCCCACCTGTACGTATTCTTGCTAGAGAAAACTTCCTCCCATATGGCCATAGCCACGGCACTCCGCTTGGATTAAGGCTATCTAATATAAGATGCGATATACACCCCCAAAATAAGCCCACACACAGCCCTTTCCACATACCCATTAGTAAACATACACCTAATACTATAAATGTAAACAGGAGGCTATGCGTAAGCGTTCTATGCCCGAATCCTGCAAGCACGCTCGTAGATCTGGCCCTTTTATTAAGAATTGCCCCCGGATGATCTAAATCTGGAATTAGCGAACCCAGTGCAGCCCCTGCCATAAACGTCAAAGGCCCTCCCGTAGGAAATATTGCATATGCTATACCACCTACTGCAATTCCACCCGCTATATGTGTCATATATGTCATGTGCTACCACTCCTTTTATTTAGAAGTATTAGCTAGACTAATTGTCCCCATACATTTTTTCTATATATTCCATTTCTCTACGTTCAAGTTCTGCCATATCCCAGTTATGAGAATACGTCCTAGTAAAGGTATTATTTTTAGGCACAGTATTAACCGTAGATGCCTCTTTTTTTGTTGTAGATACATTTATACCATTAATACAAACGGATTCAATATAAGCAAAATTAGGCTTATTAGCTTTACGAATACCTACTTTAATTGCAGACACAACTTTTTCATTTCCATAAGAGGTTATTAGATTAAGTAGTAATTCTTTTTCTGATTTAGATAATCTTTTAATTCCTCGATAATCTTTATATAGTGTTATCACATCTTCATCTTCTTCTGAAGAAGGAACTGATGAGGATGAATTATTTTCTTTTTTAGTTATTTTCTTTTTATCCCTATTTTCTTTATATGTGTCCGATTTTCCGATTTCGGATTTTCCGATTTCCGTTTTTCGGTTTTCGGATAAAGAAGATGTATCTTCACCGTATTCTGATTTTCGGTTTCTGGATGAACCCATTGATTCTATTGGTTTCATATATACAGTATATCTAACACCTGCCATTTTACCTTTTGAATCTCTAAGCTGTTCTTTACTTAAAAAACCTGCTTCAATGAGCTCTTGTAGACCTGCTGCAACACTTGCTTTTCCATCGCTTTTTAGTGCAGTAAGTGATTTAATATAAATTTTATGATTAGGGCTATTTTGAAACTGAAGTATTTGACAGTATATGCCTACAGCTTTAAAACTTAATGTTCTTACATTAAAAATATAATTAGGTATAGTAGTAAAACCAGCAAATTCATTAGAAAATACAAATTCTGTTTCATTGTTAAATTTTTTTTCAGACATAAAAAATACACTCTCCTTTTTTTGGTATGCAAAAGAGAGTGTTTCTATTGATTTTATATTTATTATGGGTTATACTATCTACATAATTAATACAAAGGTTAAGAAACACTTTCGGACACCTTACAGATGATAGTCTCCAAACTATTAATCCATCTGTGAGGTGTTTTTGCATGCCAATATTTAATTTTTTTAGATTTATATATTATTATACTAGTTAACTCATTGATACACAACATAATAATTGTGGATACCTGTCATTTTTTTATGGATTTTGTAATAGTTTATACACAGGATACTAATTGTGTATATATAATTCAAGAGGGGATGCTGATTAATCCCCTCTCAATAGTTAATTTGTTTCTTCTAAAAACTTGACCTTGCCTTCAATAAACTCTTTCAAAGCATAAGGCATATCTTTATATAAGAAGTTGTCGGGTAAGCTATCATGAAACTCTGTATCATATTCGAGCACCTGAAGGAACGTTTCAATCTTAGGAGAATATGGACCTTGATAACCATTTTCTTTAGTATCTTCGATGAAATCATTTAGATACTCTAATAATAGCTTACATAGTGCTAATTCGCTGATCATAGTAGACTACCTCCTATAAATTATTAATTTGCTTGCTCAAATTTATCACAACTGAAATCTTCTTCAACTACACCTTCATCGTCTCTATGCTCTCTCTTTTCGCATATAAGCACTTTAAATCGCTCTACTGAATAAAAGTGTCTGTCATATGCCCAAATACAATTAACGCATTTCTTTTCCATTTAATTAACCCCTTTCACTATCTAAAAAGATTATTTGAAAGGGCCAGTAGACTGGCCCCAGTATACTATTTAATTTGAAGAAGATACCCTGTAGCATTTGCATATAAGCTAGTAAGTTGATTTACCTTTTGCTTATGTGGAAGAGAAATGCCTGTTATCTTATCCATCAAGTCAGCTCCACCACCAACTAAGTAAATTTTACGTGATTTCATATCAGTAAACTTTTTATTAATTTCAGTAACAAGGCTGTCTACTACTGTTGTAGCTGAATAAAGGTAGCTATTAATATCAAACTCACCTTTTTCTGTAAGTACGATAGGGTTATTTAAGAAAATAGTCTCTATAGATGAAACGTCAGTAATAGATTTTGTTTTTTCTTTATCAAGTATTTCTGTCTTAATGGCATCGTAGATATTATACAACCCTTTATCAGCTGTCATATATCCGTCTATTTGCCATTTAGAAAGGTTTTTGTTATAAGTTATACCTATTGCATCTGTAGTGCCGAAACCTACGTCTACAATCAATGCAGAATAATTTTTATCTATAGCAGGTAACAGATTGATAAATGCACTATACCCCTCTGAGCATATCTTAATGCTTTTTACTTTGATTAGCATAGGCTCACTATTTACTTCACCATCTAGAACTACATTTGTAAGGTTTTTAACCTTATCTTCAAAATCTTCTTTTTTGCTGCTCTTGTATAAATCCAACGGAAGTCCAAGGGCTAAATCTATTTCTCTTACTTTTTCACTTGAACCATACAGTTCATATGCACCAAGTAGTATAGTTTCTTTGATATATTTCCTATCAGTCTTATCTACTTCTACAAGACTATCGCCTACTCCAAAATGAAGCGTTTTACCTGCATGAGATACGACGTAATTTGTATCAAGAGAATTTTTAGATACTAATGATCTTACGACCTTGAATACTGGTTGACCGTCAACTTCTCCTGCAAATTTCATATTGCTGTTTCCTAAATCAATTGCTAATTTCATAATAAACCCCCTAGTATTTTTTTAAAATGCATCAACTTCATCTTCATTAAAGTTTTCATTAACTATTACCTTTTCTTCCTCTATATCTTCAACTGTATTTTCTACAGTATCATTTTTAGGGATAAAGGTTGTTCTTGCTGCACCATTTTTTTCAGCTAAATAATCTGAATAAAGCAATTCTTTAATATATACTCCTGGGTTAAGCTTTGACTTTACCCATTCATATAGTTCTAATTCAGTTTGGTTTTCTTTGAAAGATAAGTTAAGTTGTTTTGCCATGCAATCACCTTTCTTTTGTCTAGTAGTTTGTATTAACTTATATAACCTAATATAAATTATATAGCCGATTAAAGGAAAATGCAAGAGTATTTTAATATAAAGTTATATAAGGTTATACATAAACATATAAACTACTTTAATATAAAATTATATAAAAAAATAGGCTTAGAAAAAGTACTAAGCCCTGAATAAAATAGTTTAATGCGGGTATAATATATATAAACTTAGGCTTTGGCTGTTGCGGGAACAGTCTTAGCTTTCTTCTTCACTTTAACGATTCTATACCCATTTACATTAATACTTGTGATAAGGGCATTATAAAATAGGAATAGTAAGTTAAAGTAAGGAAAAAGGAGTACGAGGAAAATCTTATGATTGAACCCTCTGTATTCCTTTTTTGTTTTTAGGATTAAATAGTTAAACAAGAACAGTGTGACACATAGTGTTGAAACTGATAGGTTTAACTTAAAATCCATCAAGTAATTTAATAAAGCTTCTTCCATTTGTACTTCATCCTTTCATAAGTAAATTAATTAGTTAATGATGTTTAATAAGACCTATGCGGTGGCTCGTGCCTGTGCGGGTAATATTAAACTGCATGATCTATTAAGAAAACTACGCAAGAAGTAGTATTAATAATAGCTAGGTTAATTAAAGATACTTATAAAGTCATCTAGCTTGGTGTTAAGCTGCTTAAACTTAAACTTACATTTGCTACTATCTATATCCTTATCTGTAACGTATACAACTACAGGCTTTTCTTCAAAGTAATCTTTCCATTCTTTTAAAAAGAAGTCATTATACTTCTCATAATTCACTTTATGCTTGTTAGAATTTGTTTCAACTTCAAGTAAAAAGAAAAAGAAGTTGCCTTCATACTCTCCAATAAATACGGCATCTGGTCGTATGGATCCAAAGACTTTTTCAACGAGCATAGTATTAATAATACTGCATTCGCTTAACTTAAAGTAAAATTCGTTTCGAAGATTATCATGTGTGAATTGCTTTACAGACCTAATTCTATTTGTGCTATACAAGTAGCCCTTGTAAAGAGTATTTCTTTCTCTATACAATAGACCATCTTCATGCAACTTCTTAAGCCTTTTCCAACAAACCTTTTGATTATTATAGGCAACCCTATTCAATTGCTCTGCTGTTGCAAGCCTGAATACTTCAAGCCAATCCATCATTACTTTATCTCTATCCGTAATCATACAACACCTCACTTAAGTACTTTTAAAGGTTTCTTTTGCGAAGCCTTTACTTCAACTTCATCTTTCTTTTTAAATTGATTAACGGTATCTTCAATTACACTATCTTGTATATAAAAACTTCTAAAGAACGTATATTTACTTTCAAGCTTACCAATTGCCTGTGACTGCTCTAAAAGTTCACACCCTACATCATCTATAATAAGCCTGCTGTTAAATTCATTTTCGGTCTTCATCCCTACTGTGCCAGTGATATTATTTTTCATAGAGGAAGGGATACTGTCTGCTGTAGGCCTTTGAGTACCAAGTACAATATGTAATCCTGCAGCACGTAATTTCCTGCCAAGATCAATTAATTCCTTGATTGCATCATAACCTTCTTTCTTATCATTTAAATCCATAAGGTCTGCAAATTCATCAATTATAAGAAAACCTCTTTTCATTTTTGAGTTAGGTTTAATGGCAATATAATCATCAAAACATCTTTGCCCTGATTCTTTGATTAGTTTTATGCGTCTCTCATATTCTTCTTTTATAGATTGCAAAACATAAGGAGCATCATTTAAGTTATCTGCATAGGATGCAATATTTTGTGTATGTTCATATGCACCAAACTCTATGCCTTCTTTAAAGTCCATCAACCAAAGGGGTGCTCCTGGTATATTATGATAGATATGATTAATAATGATATTTTGCTGGCGACTCTTTCCACTTCCTGTACACCCAATAATTTTAATATGTGGGTCCTTCTTTAAATCCCAGTAGACGACATTATCATCTAAATCTGTTCCAAGAGGGATTAAGTGCTTAGGGGTTTTCCTAAATTCATAAGGAACTAATTCTATTTTTTCATTAAGTATTCTAAAATGCATAAGTCCCTTATCATTGTAGATGAATATTTTATTTTTATAACTTTCTCCATCATAGTTGATTAATAGTTTTTCTTCTATTTTTTTCTTATGCTTAATAAAGTCCTCACATGAAAGTGTATCGGATAGTTTAAATTTAACCAGTAAATAGTTTTTCTTCCTGGTAAATGCAGAGCATTGAACCCAGTCACCTTTTGAAGCATCTAATATTCCTAGGTTCTCGAATAAAGATGTATAACCGGTTGTAAGTTGTTCTAACGGATCTACATTAACGGTTTTAACTGAAGCTTTTTTTGATTTAACATACTTAAAAATAGGAATTACAGCATCTCTAATGGCCATTCCGGTTAGTCCGGTTGCTAACATTACATATCCTAATAACATTGAATCACTCCTATACTAGTTTTGTTGTGTCAACATTAGTACATTTTGGAGATTTATTTTCCTCTTCAATTTCTTCAAACATTCTTTTTATTTTCTTTTTACGTTCGTGTTCATAAAGCATTTTATCCCATTTTTCTGTTTCTCTTTTTTTTCTAGAAACATATACCTGTTGTCCTGCTGCAACGATAGCAAGCACAAGACAAAGTGAAAGTATGAAAAGTAATTCTGGATCACTGCAAGTCATAAAAAATGATAAAAGACTTGCTATAGAGCTTTCATATAATACAATGTTTTTTTTCTGTTTCTTAGGTGGGATATAATATACTCGCATGATCTACACCACCTATTCATTTTAAAAATCCTGTTAGCTTTGAAAGTATAAAACGATTAAATAAATACACCGTACTACCTCCTTTAGAGTTGCATGGGATGTATGAAATGGTTTGAGATATGAGGAGGGAGGTACGAGTGACGAATATAGAAGGGGTTTGAACGTGTATTACTCACCCTCTTGTCACCTCATACTCACCAAACACTCTTCAACTGACTTACTATATATCTATGCACATAAGTTCAATTTATTCCTAAAAGTTAAAAAGCTAGATCATCCGTTTCTGGTCTAGGCGGACTATTCATATCTTTGCAACAATATTCCATAAAGTCTAGCAACTGGTCTATAGCTAAATCTATTCTTTCAGCCTCGATAGGCCCTGCTGTTTCTTTCCTTTTTTGTAAAACCTCTATCTCATGTTTATGGAAATAGTACTCATCTTTATATTGTTGCATCTCTTTATCACATTCTACCCTGTCAATACTAGATGCATAACAAAAGTCTTTAAAGTAACATTTTCTGCATATCATATTATTCACCTTCAATTTTATATTTTTAAAGTAAGCTACATGGCTTTCGGCCATGATCTATGCCTCTACTATAATATTTCGACAACAAAAACGAGTTACCGAAGTGTTTTCTTTAAATTTTTTAGTCACCTTTTTCTAAGTTATAATACAAGGCTTATTATTTTATATAACCAATATCATAAAAAAATTTTTTAAAGCATAAAAAGAGGATTTTTAAAATGTCCAAAAGTATTTATATGGATACACTCATAAAGCACTTGATGATACTAAGTTTAGTCATAAGAATATATGGTATATTTTTCATTAACTTTTTAACGCTACCACAGATAATAAATAATTATCTTTGGTTAGTTTTTAAGTAGAAATTTTAATGGTATATGCTTAATATGTTGGAAATACTACGTTTTAGTATATATGGCATATTTACACTTAGGCTCATATTATGAAAAGTTTAGCCTGAGTGTTATTTTTACGCAAAAAAAATAAAGGTAGCCCATTTGGACTACCTCAGATAACAACTAACTTTAATTATTAAATCTCTTACATTATGATCTGTATATTTTTTATCTCTCCATATATCAGGACTATTTATAATCTTAGTCTCTACCATCTTAGCTATAATAGCTTCATAGCCACTTACATCAAACAGTCTAATCCCTATCTTACTAATAAGTGCTGGTACATTCTTAAGGTTAATACTTGTCCATGCTGCAGGACTGCCGATGATACCTTCTAATACTAGGTTCTGAACTGCTTTTTCGTATTCCTTATCCATTTGTATCCCTTGGATAGCTTTCTTAAAATCTGTCCATATTTTAGGCTCCCTAAGCATCTTCGCAGGGCATTGTTTACCACAACTATCATAGTGCCTAATAACCCTATCTACTGGAATATTTAACTCTTTCATAAGCTTCTTTGTAAGCTCTACTGCATGAGCTACAGATTTACTGTAATCTCCGTCTTGGTTGACACAGATTTCTATCCCTATGCTATTGCTGTTATTACATTGCGGCATTGCTGGATTAGAGACATACTTCTTGCCATTATGCCAAGATTGTACGTTATGCTCTACTAATTGGATAACTTGTTTATCGTCTACTACATAGTGTGCACTAGCTCCTCTATCTCCACCATTAAAATACCTATAATGGCGTTCTGCATCTGCCCCTATATCTGTATTATCTGTTTCATGGATTACGATATAGACTGGTTTATTGATGCCACTATGATTGTATTTAATAAGCTTCTTTGTTACCTGGACCATCTTATTCACCTACCTTAATAGTCTGTATTTCGGTTAGATTTTTTAGACATTCTTCTGATAATATGGTCGTACCTGCACCAACCGAAATCGTATTAGTTAACCTAGATTTAGCTTGATTGTTCTTAGATAAGTATTCCTTCATTTGAAGAACTGCAGCTTCTATGTAGCAATCTATTTGCTTAGTAGTAAACAATAATCTCATAATAGGTGGTAGCTTCTCATATACCCATGTTACTACAGCAGAATATTTCAGCTCGCCAGTTCCACTGCCGTACAGTTCTTCAGCTTTACATACAAGGTAAAGTAACATCTCTTTAACCTTGCTCTCATATCCTTTTCTTACAAGGAAAACACACCCTACTATAAACACTATTACTGTTAAAATATCGTATAAGTTAGCTTTAATAAATTCTAACATTCCACATCATCCTCTCTTGATTTATTTAAATTTTCTTCTTTCGTTTCAAAAAATGACTTACAGCAGTAAGAAGGGATAATCCACTTTAACCCATCCCAACAACTCGAAACGATACTATCTAACCCCATACCGTTTTTAAAGTTAATATAAATAGAGGCTAACGTTGTAACTAACGTCAGCCATAATACTAGGTCCATAACTAGCTTGGTATATTGTCTTTTCTTTTTTTCTTTTGGTGTGTTTACCCATTTAAACGCCATAACACATACCTCCTATAGTCCTAATAATGCAACAAGGCCCAGTACAACTGCGCCTATAAGCGTTCTTACTAACCATGCTTGGTTACTTTCCAGTTTTGCAACTCGCCCCTCTAGGGCAGCGACCTTTTCTGATAATAACACTTCTATTTTGGTTAAACGTTCTTTGATTTCTACTACATCGTCTTTTTCCATATCTCTTATTTACCCTCTAACTGTTATCCGTTTATCCTCTGCATTGTAATCCACTTTAGCACCCGTAAGTTCTGCAAATGCCCGAAGTGGAATAAGTGTATAGACGCTTACTACTTTCACAGGAATAGGCATTTTTACCTGAGTAACCTTACCACCTTGCTCTGATTTAATAGTATTACTGCCTACCTGCATGGTAATAAGTTGATTATGCATCTTGCTGTAGGCTGTAATAACTTTGTCTAAACTTGAATAGCGTACCGTATATCCAAGCGTCTCACATAAGAATCTAAAAGGCACTAAAGTTGTCCCTTGTTCTACTACTGCAGGATAGTCCATAACCTCTTCTACATCATTAACTTGTACACTTTTAGAACCTACCTTTAATTCAATCGTGGTGCATGGGAAGTCAATTTTATTACTATTATGAAAGTTAGGATACTTGATAAGCTTTGAATCTAATTCAAAAGTATGTAAGCTCTTAATATAAGTATCTACACTATAAAGGCCTGTCCATTTTTCTGTAAAAGCTTCATATGGAACAAATAAATAGCCTTTATAACCTCTTGTAGTACCGTAAGATTCTTGCATAATAAACCAGTTTTTATAGGTCACTCCATTGATTGTTTTAGGCATATCTTCTATGTAGCCACATATCCAAATAGCATGTAAGCCATTAGGTTCGCTACCTTTAGCTGGCTTAACTACACATCCTTGTATAGGGAATGTGTGCTCTTTATATAATTTAACAATTGCAACACACCCACCATTCTCTACAATATGACGCTTTATACTTTCAACATCTGTCGTTTTAATTTCTATGCGCTTCTTTGGTTTATACTTTCTAGCCTCTTCGTACATAGCCTCTGTAGTAGGTAGGAACTTGTTGTCATTGTAATCCTTATCCTCCCATGTAGGATATAAAGCTTCCGTACACATGCCATATTGGCATACCTGGTCCATAAGTTTTTCTATAGGCGTACCTGTTGCATCTGGTCTGCCATCTACCTTCTTAGATAACATCATTCCCCAGCTATTACTAAGAGGTGTAACTTTTCCGTATATTCTAGCAAATTGTGCTTCTAATAAGCTACTTACTGCATGGTTAGTACACCAGTTACTCCCTCGTTGGTGCTCTATTCCACTTGCTTGATTAAGATATTGTTTTGGTAAAGACATTTCCTATCACCCTTTCTAAGGCATAAAAAATACAGCCTATTAAGCTGTTCTTCTATGCCTCTATTTATTTTAGTCAAATCATTGATTTACTAATTATATTTATTTAGACCCATATATTCCATAATATAGAATATTTTGTTTTTTCATTTTGTATTACAATTGCTATAATACTTCTTATCAACTAATGAGTTGAAATACAAAAGAAAGGTAGGGGTCACTATGAGTTTTGAACTTAAAGGTTTTGACGAGCTCCAAAACAAACTACAAGAACTTGCTGATAAAGCTGAGAAATTAAGTGGCGAACATGAAGTAAGCTTTGCTGAATTATTTGTTGAAGAATTTATGGTTAAACACACTAACTTCTCTAGCTTTAATGAATTACTTGATGCAAGCCCATTTGAGGTAAATTCTGCTGAAGACTTTAAGGCTATACCTGATGATGAATTTGATCAGTACATAAGCCAAGTTACTAACTTTGATTCTTGGGAAAGTATGTTAGAAGAAGCTTCATGTGAATATGCTGCTCGTCAATTAGGATTCTAATATCCTACATTAATTAATACTTCATTTCTACTGGTGCAATGTGCTGTTATAGTTCTTGCACCAGTTTCTTTTTTTGTACTCACTTTAATTTTGCATTTTAATTCATTACTGATATTCTTTCGTTTCATTTTAGTTCTCCTTTTTAATATAAAAAATACACCTTATCAGGTGCTCTCAAATCAGTCTTTTATTTTGCTACTTCTTTGCTTGCAATAATTTCTTGCATCTGTTCTTCAGTAATCATTCCTGCACTTACAAATTTATTTAAGTGTTCATCATTATAAATACCCTTTTCATAGTATCTCTTAATTGTTTCAAACCACATCTTATAACATCGCCCCTTTCAACATCGCTATTTCGAGTAATAAATTTGCATTTGTGACTTCCTGCTCTTTGTTCATCTTTTCTTGTTCTTGAATGTTAATTTGATGTTCAGCATTTTCGAGTAATAAACCTGCATTAATATTTTCTAAACCGTCTACTCTAGCTGTTAAAGCTTCCATTTCATCGGGCACAGGTGGTTTATCTTTATCTGCTAACCATTTTTCATATGCCTCATCTGCTGTCATGTGTATTGTTAAATTAATGTAGTATTCTTCTATAATTTCTCCAGTTTCTTCGTTACGATTAATTACATAATCTTCATAGGTATAGTTTGGAGGGCTACCATCATCTCTCTTCATTAAGTCTAATTCTAATTGTGTTATTTTTTTATAGAACATTTTTATCCCACCTTTTTAGTTAATCGAAAATGCAAAATCTAAGATATAAGTGTCCGAGCTATTAAATCCACTTCTAAGGATGACTTCTCCGTTTGTTCTAACTGTTATAAATCTTGCAACTTCCTCTTTAGACCAATTTTTGGCACCCGCAATTACAAGATTTGAATTTGGTTTAAATCCATCTGGTAAGGTAAATATAACAGTATTCTCATCCGATATACCACCTTTAATAGATGCATTCACAGTCACAGTATTTCCAGTTTTAGAGACATATTGATTCATGTCACCTATGCCTTTTGTCCATTGATTAACTAATGAAATATCTGTTTTGCTTGTTGTAGCTAGTTGTTGCCACTCACCCCATGTATCTTCATTTAATGGATATTGGTTTCTTATATACATTTCCCCATTACAAAACGCATACTCATAGACATTTGTAAATCCATCTATACCACTGTATGCATTTACTCCAAACATGTGCGCCCATGTAGGTAATCCTGTTACACCTTCAGACTTTAGCCCTGCGAATGCAAATTGAGATTTATAATCACTTGGCTTCGTAACAACTCCTCTGTTATCTTCTGCTGGTAGATGATTTCTTTGCAATAAATCATTAATTTGTTTCTCATTCACTTTAAGCTGCTGATCTATGGTATCCATATTTTGATTAAACTCATCTACATTATAGAAATCATCTTGTCCAGGTTTAATAAGTCCATAATTTGTTGTTGATTCTGCTGCAAGCAAGTTGCCTCTTTCATCTACATCTATAATCTCTTCTTTCATAACTTTAAATCCTCCTCTCTTAGCTCTCTATGCCTAAAGGCTCTTAATTGCGCATGGGTATAACGTTTTAATTCTTTATGCTGCCTATATCTTAGCTCTACCGTAACAATTAAATTAGCCGGGGCCATTTTACGTAATAAATTTCTAGCTTCTTCTTCCATCCTCTTAACTGTTAGTTCTACTTTTACAACTAGCGTATACTCATTAGAATTTAGGTTTATACTAAATCCATCCTTACCACAAAGTTGTGTAAGGCGTTCGAACATGCTTCTATATGTATAAGGTAAGCTATCTCCCCACTTACTAAGCACTCTAAACCTTCTGCTTTCGAGTGTATCGTCTGCAAAAGGAACTATAGAAAGCATCTTTTCTCTTCTTGCTACACCTTTTTCTGTAGCCGTTTGGATAAATTGATCACTGATTAAATTTTGAAGTTCATCATTAACCTTTTTTAGTTCGCCATCTTCAACAGCACCTATTGATTCAAATTCTTTTATACTCTGTATAGTTTCAATCCAATAGTCTTTTATCATACCTTTGTCACCGTTCCTAACTTTGGAATACTATTAGGTTGCAAAATAAGGTTATTCAAAGAACCATTTAGTTTGGTAAATTGAACATCTAAAACACCAGTAACTTGAAGTATACGTGTTTCTATATAGGCAATTCTTACGACTATATTGTCCGTACTCTCCCACGTTCTAGATAGCTGTATAAGATATTCATCTATAGCCTTTTCTATATGTGCCCTTACATCTTCCCAAGTATGTGTGCTAAGAAGAGTAATATTACTTTCAATATTAATAACCGTTTCATCTACAGCTTGAACTGTTACGATGTGTCCTATTGGTGCAATACCTACACCTTTACCTTGATTTTGCATAGGGTCTATAGCTGTTTGCACTTGATTGATTAACTCAATGCTAGGTTTCTTGTGTTCTGAATTAATGATAACAAGCTTAACTGTTCCTCCACCATTCCAAACTGGATAAACCTTTGTTCCTCCTACGCCTTTAATCTTGTTTGTCTTTTGCTTGTAATCAGCAATATTGCCACCAAACGATTCATTTTCTATGCTAGTAAAATATCTTTTTCTCAATGCTTCATCATCTTCCATATCTTCACCTGGAATCAATATGTCGGATAGTGTAGCATTTGTTAATCCATCTATGTTATCTAATGAAGTTAAGTTGCCATTATAAATGTTCCCGATTTTACCAGTTTGCTCACATTGTAATTCGTACTCAAAGCCTAATATATGCTTAGTTGCTTGATAGGTCGTATCTTCAACAGAAAATCTGCTACCTATAGGAATTTCTATGTTGAATACCCCTTTTCTAATGGCATGCGTTGCCTGTTGTCTGTATATCCCACGTTCGCTACATCTTTTTGTAAGAAACTCGCCAAAACTAGTATCTGCATAAGTTAGATTCAACACATTTTGAAGTTCTAAATAAACTTGTGCAAGTTCAAAGCATGCAGGTGCTAAAGCATCATAAATTAAAGTCCCTTCTTCCTTGTAAATATCATCTGGTATCTCATTTAAGCATCTATCAAGCAGCTCTTCATAAGTTGGAATATTTATCATGTATCTCCACCTCTCCAAAATCTGTAATAACTGTAAAATCACATATAAGTAATGTTTTTTCAAACGTTACACTAAAATTAGTAACTTCTTTAATGTAGCTATTGACAAACAATGCTTCTTTTATATATCTTTGCAATTCGCTTTCCACAAATGCTCTGTCAAAGCTTTTATTGATTAAATCTTCTGTCTCAACGCCATAATCCCAAGTATAAATAAGATGTCTAAACCTCGGTGTCATAAGCACTTTATAAATCCATATCTTTATAGCTTCTTTACCTTGTACCATTCTGCCTGTTAATTTACCTGTTTTAAAATCAACCTCATACTCAATAGGTATTTTCTTTTTATTTATGATTTCCTCACTCTTATCCTCTTGATCTATAAAAGGGAATAGACTCATACTATGCTCACCACCTTACACAGAACAATATAAAGTTGCTCACCATCCATAGGCATTAAAGCAAGTAAATCACCCTTCTTTAGATAAGATTTGAATTCAACTTCTGACTCGCCACTTAATGTGTATGGACCAGTTGATTCACAAGATCCATTGAAAGTTGCTTGATTATTAATAGAATGATTATGGCTTGCAAAGGAATCCTCTCCTGAACCACCAGATGTATTTTGTGTACTTGATGTTAAATTGCCCTGTATACTTGATTCGCCATTATTACTCATTGTCCCTTGAGATGTAACTTGTAGGCTTCTTTTATACCCCTCTATTAAGTAATCAGCTATTAAGAAGTCGTCAACATCAAGTAGTAATTCATCAACTTTTATTTCTAATGGGGTCTCTGATACAACTTTGCCCAAACAAATAGAAGGTGGATTTGATTTCGCACCTTCTGCCTGCATCATTGCTATTAATCCTGAATATGGGTCCTTATTCATATACCCACCTCCTACTTCTCATCCATAATGTTTTTAAAGTTTAAATTAAGCTTCATAATATGTTGACCATTTGACCATGTATGTGTATCACTATCAATATAGAAAACGCCTGTAAGTCCACTCGCACTATCTTTAAGCTGCACACCATTCCCTGTAACACAATCAACATATCCTAGTGCCGTTACATGAACAGTCTTTTGAACATCTACAAGCATTGATTGGGCTACTGTTTTAGCAGACTTATCTTTTTCTTTCGTATAAATATTTTGCAGTACTCCATACTTTTTAATCCATTCAGCATTTTCGACCACGCCAATGGCATTACCTTTTCCATCATAAATACGAACTCGATTGACCATATTTTCAATACTTTCTGTGTAGCCACTGTCCATAATATTACTTTCATCAGATAACATAAAAGTACTCATGACAGAACCTATTTCAATAACATCAAGCTTACCATCCCTTATTTTGGCCATGTACTTTTTATTGTTCTGCTTACTTGCTCCTGTGTAGGCACTCATAAAAATATCATAAATATATTTGTTATTTGCCTTGATATCTTGCTTAATGCCAGTCTTAGCAATATTACCTATAGGTATTGAGAAGTCATTACATATGGTTCTAGTCATTTCCTCGGCCGTCTTCTTTTTAAAGTTATAGACACCTCTATTTTTTATGGCATAAATCAAATGGTCATAAGCCACAACATTGACTGTACTATTCTGGCCAGATTTACTATTCAAAAAGACAAATCCTTTAAATAACAATTTCCCATCATCATTAAAAAGCTTTAATATACTGCCATTTTTAATATAGATGTCTGGTATATTTTTATCGAGTACACTATTAATAAAGTCTAATTCTAATCTTCTAGCAACCTGACTTTTACCACCAGCCCATGTTATTTTACTTATGTAATGCGTAATGTCACTGTATAATCCTTCTTGATGTAAATAGACTTTTGGCATTAAATTAACACCACCGTTCCCTTAACTAAATCCATGCCCTTATACTGATCTCTTTGATTGGTTTTAGCTATGGCCTTAGCATTACTCATACTTCCTGTCGTTTTCTTTGCTACAGTGTACATGTTGTCACCTTTTTGCACCTTGTACTTAGAAGGTATAGGTTTTGCTTCCCTCTTTGTAGCTGGAACAGTAACTTGAGTGCCATTAGGTGTTGTAACCTTTGTAGGCTTAACTTGCTTCGTAAAAACATATTCTCTAAGTTCTAAGGTGAAGTAAACATCTCTTGTACCATCTTGCTCTGAAAATATAAAGTTCTCAATAGTCATAGCGTAATTAATAGATGTACCTGTAATGATTAAACGAATAGGCCTACCTGAGTCCCTCCATTTCTGAATCATCTTCACGCATTCATAAGGTTTAGGAAATCCTGTGTACTTACAGAAGTAGTACTCTTGTGCAGGGAAAAAACTTGATAGAGAAATAGATGCAAGACCTTTTTTACCTATCAAGTTGATTTCTCCCAGTGCGTTTATATTGACAACTGTATTATTGTTCCTTTGAGAAAGTTCAAAATCAGAAGGTGTAACAGGCAATCGAAGTTGTTCCTCATTATTGTTATAGGATAAATAAAAATCCATAGCTACCTCCTATCCTAAAGATGTATTCATTGCACGCTTTTCTAGGTTTAAATATAATTGATAAGCTAACTTTTCAATATCCGCTTCTTCACGTATAACCATAGAAGCTATGTTAATGTTAACTCCACCTGAAGAAAGGGCTTGGTCTCGCTTATCTGCTTCTACTTTTGTAAGGATTTCTTCACCCTCATGCAAAACCGCCTCATACCCATCATATGGAACCCTATCTAGTCCTGTAGCATGAAACCCTTTTTGTTTAGATAAGCTTGTAACAGGGTTATCTATAGGTACATTAAATCCCTTATCTTTTGCAAGATTATTGATCTCTTGTGGACTAAGAGCACCACTTGCTCGCAGATCATCAATTACACCTGCATAACCTTTACTGAACTGATTAGCCATTTGTTTACCAAACTCAACATACTGACTATTTAAAGCGACATCAGCTTGAATACTTTGAACTATCCCCATTTGAGACTCTTGCAAAAGTTTGACACCTTCACTATTTTGGTACTCAATCTCTGCCTTTGCTCGAGCTTCTGCGATAATTCTTCCCATTTCAGCTCCATCATCTTCACGCTTAGCCATTTTGTACTCATCTGTTTCCATAGCACTTGACATGGCATCAATAATAGACTGTTGATACTTATTTTCTAGGTCTGCTTTAAACTCACCTATAAGGCTGTTAGCTTCTCTCATTTTATCGCCAAGTTTACCACTAAGTTGCTCTATTTCTTTCTCCATACCCTCTTGGCGTTTGGTGTTATAACCTTCACCGTATCCTAATGTTATTTCAGCCTGCAAATCATTAAGCATTGCCATTTTACCAGCATATGTGTCCATTTGTGCATTCATAGCACCATAAAACCTACCACCTTCAGTAGTAGCAATTTGAAAGGCCCTTGTAACATCCTCTGCACTAATAAGTCCATTACTCATATCTTCTCTAAGTTCTGCAAGTGTTCGGCCTTGCTCTTCGGCTAATATAGATAATGGGTTAAACCCTGCTGCTGTATATTGCAATAAGTCTTGGCCAGTAAGTTTCCCTGCTGATTGAGTTTGAGCATAAGCATAGGTTAAGTTGTTAAACTTATTCTGGTCACCCATGGCTACTTCACCAAGCATTCTCATGTCATCCATAACATTTTCAGCTTTTATGCCGTAGGCTAACATTTGTTTAGCTGCATTAACCATACTCGTTCCTTCATATGGAGTTTCTATTCCAAATGTTTTAATTTCCTCAAATAACTTATTCCCTTCTTCTTGACTACCAAGCAAAGTTCCCAATCCCATTACAAGTTGTTCCCTATCGCTTGACATTGTACTACCACTTTGTAAGTCTTGCTCTTGCTGTTCGGTTACTTTGCTATAAAGTGATTGCACTTCATTTCTAAACCTATCATCATCACGTTGTTGTTGCTCGGATAAAGCATTTATAGCCCCTGTCAAACCACCAACTGCAGCACCAACTGCACTGCCGATAGGTCCTGCTATAGCCCCAATAGCAGCTCCATTCAAAACCCCACCTGCTATAGAACTAATGTTACTGCCAACTTCTGAACCATACATAGAGGTAATATTTTGATTAACGCTACTCGTTAGGGCATCTCCTACCATATTTCCTAGCCCTGCACTAGCTAAATTTTTAAGCATGGAGGTCTGTTGCGCTGCCATTGTACTACGCAGATTATTAGACTTATTCATATCAGCTTGCAATCTACTTTCAGCTTTACTTGCATCATTTGCTACTTTAGTAAGTCTCTTATACTCTTCTTGAAGCCCTATTAGTTCACGTTGTTGCATTTGATAGGCTATTTTTGCCCCTTCAGATCCATCTTTAATGGCACGATTAATCTGATTAAGGTTTCTTTGTGCTTCTTTTATATCTAATTTTACTTCTAGTTTTTTATCAAATGCTTGGCTTTGTATCTTCCTATATTCCGTAACATCTCTTGACAGCCCATCAACACTTTTTCTCATTTTTTGAAGACTATGTGTAAGATTATCACTTGCCTTAAATGCAATACTTACGTCTTTTGCCACTTAACCACCTCCTTTTTACAAAAAAGAAAGACACTTGACTAGCAAGTGCCTAATACATTAATTTATTTTTTCATATGCAGACATATTAAATGGATTAGTAGTAGATAGAAGTGTTTCACCATTTTCATCATGAATTAAAATGGTGTCTATCCAATACTCATATTGGAAAACTGCTTGTGCAATTGTCTCAAGAGTGCTTTTATCATTAATATCACAAGTTAAAACTGCTCTTACAGTATTATCATTAAACATCTTAATTTCTATGATATTTTTATACCAAGGAGCACCCCACTCAGGATCTCCCCATGTCTCTAACATGTAATCAGATACTTTTTTTGTTAATTCCTCATCCCATTTTGTAATAGCATCATCGCCATCAACTTTATCCTGGTCTGATATATCACCATGTATTTGGTCAATATCCTCTTGAGTATCTTGATACTCAACTTGTTCTATCTCTTCAGGTTTACTCTCTTCCATTTTCACAGTTTCATTCACTCCACAAGCTACCATCGAAAACATCATAATACTTACTATTAATAAACTAAATAACTTTTTCATACCCCACCTCTAAATAGTCTTTATTTTATATATAATAATATCATTTAGAAGTGTCTAGGTCTACTTTCCATTTCGATTATATAAAAGCTTCTTAATAGTTTTAACTCACCAGAACTCATTTTGTAAATATCGGAAGGCTTTATCCCATGCTTAGACCATGCATAATACATTATTTTAGCCATAAAATCGCCTTCCTTTATGAGTTTTTTACTTCTCTCACAGCATCATTATTATATCCGGATAATTCGTTTACAACCTTATAAATACTATAAAGTTCACCTGGTAAAAACAGTTTGTTGAGTAAGTCTTTTGGTGTAAATACTCCAAACTTGTCCATCAATTCTTTATTGCTTAAACGCTGCCCATCAATTCTGCAAGCTTCTAATATAGTATTTAACTCCATATCTGTATTAGTCTTGCTAATCTCTCCTAGATGAGCCACTTGCTCGTGTGTGAGTGCATAGCAAGTCACTACAAACTTTTCACCTAATACTTTGCTAAGCCTTTTAATTTCATAGTTTTTGTTATGTTTAGCTTGTAACTTTTCTACATCTGTTTCTAGTAATAAATCAATAATGCTCATAATATCCCTCCTATAAAAATAAGACTAGGTTTCCCTAGTCTCTATTGTGGTTCGATAATATCTAAGTAATCCCAATCGGTAAAAGTAAAATTCTGAGTAATAGAACCTACTTGTCCACTTGCCCAGTCTGCGAGTGTTAGTGTAGAGAATTGGCAGTTTTTAAGCACTACTCTTTCTGCACCATATGCATCTGGGTCTGCTAATTTTGAAATAACAGTAAATACTGGCGTTTTACCTGCTTTAAGCATATCAGATAGCTTAATAGCCATTCTTGAATTAACTTTTGTCATTGTAATTGATCCATTACCATTCATGCCACTTACTTTCTGGTGTTTAGCTAGGTCGCCACACATAGGAACGTCAATAAACTCTAAGCTTATATCAGCTTTTAATCCTGTAGCCTCACGCACTAATTCACCTTCAAGCCATACTTCACCATATGTACCATTAATCGCTCTTCTTTCATCATACATAGCCATACGTTAGACACCTCCTAAATAAAGAAATTAATCTGAATATCCTCAATAGCATTAAGGATTTTAAAACGTGATTCTAAGAATACAAATGTTTGTGTATTCGCTTCTTTGATTTCTTGATCTGTCATATCATCTACAGGTTCACCTTTACCTTTTAAGTAATTAATTTGTGCAGCCATATCAATGCCAGTAACAATATTTGTATCAAGTAATTCATCATTTCTTAATGCTTCTAAGTAAGCCTGAATAGATACAATTAAGTTGCACTTGTTATCATAGTTATTTGCAAACTTACCAATATAATTATCTTCGCAAGTACGCTTAATATCTGTGTAAATTAGATCCATAATATCTACAATCTTAATAGATTTATAATCCTCACTCTTAGTTGCACCTACTGTTGTTAAACTATTTACAGCCCTTGCTACTTTTACCTTTTCGCCGTCATGGAAGATGACAAATTCACCTGCGTCAATTTTAGTATCTAACTCTGACTTAGTGAATTTAGGAACATCATCTACTTCCGAAAGTTGATAGTAAGTAGCACTTTGTTGAAGTGGTGTACCTGCTAACATACCAGCAATGCGTGAGCAATACTGAGCTGTTGTGAAAGTGGTATCACCTACAACAATATTATCTGTTGTAAAGTTAATAATGCCTTCATGATCTCCCTTAGTATTTGGTAATACTGCTTTCACTTTAATGCCTTTTGTATCTCTAAGTCCTTTTACGAAAGTTGCCATGGCTGTAGCGGCTTCACTCTCCATATCATGTGGCCCTACGACATAATCAAATTTTTGTGTTTCAATTACCTTTAAGCCATTTTGTACAGTATCAGATACAATAAGCACTACTGAACGTACTGGCTTTACTCCACCTAAAAAGCATCTTTCAATATATGCCTTGTTTTCAGGTGTAAGGCCATCTGGAATTTGAGTAATATCCTCAATCTTCGTTACACCGTGCGTTTCATCAACTACAATAATCGCTACAATACCTCGTTCACCACGCTTAATTGCTGTTGATGCCTTACTTTTAAATTCAATAAGTATATTTGGTAAACCCATTAAATCACCTCTTTCTCATTAATAAAAATTCTTTCAATCATTTCTCTTGCTTGTTCTTCATCAAATTTAGTGTCTACTAATCCATCTTTGAAGTTAAATTGCATATTTAAAGCAAGTTGCTCGTCTGCATCATTAAAACTGTAAGAAAACTTTAAATTCCTATCTTTAACTTGCAAATTAAACGTGCTTAAAAATTGCTTAAGTTGGTGCATAACATTTAGTTTTTCTTCTAGATCAGTTTTGCTGTACTTATCATTAGTACCAAAATAGATAATTTGAATGTCTACTACGGTATCTTTTACAAATTTGCTACATCTTGTGTCTTTATTAAAGACTAATAAATATAAAAAAGAAGGTGTTTTAAAGCCCTCCGTTAAGTTCCCTATATAATGCTTACTTTTTGGTACACATTTTCTTATTTCACTTACTAGTGAGTAGAAAATATCTAAAATATTAACCATTAAAATCACCTACTAACTCATCAAGCATCTTTTCAGCATCTTGCTCCAGTTCATCTGCTAATTCATTAAGTGCATTCCTGTACATATGCTTGCCAGGAACCCACCCTATTACTTGACCATCTCTCACTAACTTATGACCATTTTCTATGAGGTGTGTATGTGGTGCAGTTTTATGATCTGCCCTTACTGCAGCATATCCCCCACCAGAACCTATTGCCTTTGTTACACCATCTTTAAGATTACCAGTATGCTTCTTTACATTCGCATTAATATTAGAAATTACTTTGTTATACATTTTCTCACCGCTACCCTCAACTAATTTTCTTCTAGCCTGTGGAAATTGTTTAACCAGCTTCTCAAATTCTTTATCTAGGTCGTATAAGTCCATCAAATCACCTCTAATGCTTTTATTTTAAAAATCTCATTCTTATATAGAACATTATCAATAGATGTAATATTGAATAGCTTATTGCCTTGCTTAAGCCTATCTTTTATAGATAAATCTTTACAAGCATTGTACCTAATAACAAACTCTATAGTATTTTCAGCACTATATTGTTTGGCTTCCCAATACTCTTTCCCATGCAGATTATTCATGCTGCACCATACAGTATTTAAATCAGTCCACTCTTCTATAGTAATTCCATGCTCATCTTCATATTCTATATTTCTCTGTATAGTTACCCTGTGATTTAATCTTCCTATATTCATTAAATCACCACCTAAAGCAAGTTAATACAATGCATACTTAGCATACTATCATAGATTTTATTAACGCTTTCACCTGTTTTATAAGAAGAAACCCCTTTTGTTCCCCTATTTTCATATAAATCAGCTACAATCATAAGAACTACATGAGCAAGTTCATCTATAGTGTCAATTTTAGCATCATCTAATCCTGTGTAGTTTTTAACATATGATTTTGCACTAATAAGTAGCTTTTCAAGATATTTATCATCATCATTAAAATCTACTCTAATATGCTGTTTTATATCTTCTAATGTGATTTCACTTACTTTCATCTTTCTTCACACCCTTTCGGGATTTCTTTTCTTCAACCTCTACAACGTACCCACATTTAAGAAGGTCAGTTAAGACCTCCTTATCTGTGATTTCTCTTTCTTCACCTGGATACATTGAGAGTTTACCTGAAAATCCTACAGTTGCTCGAACTCTCATTTTTTACCCCCTATTATGCACCCATTTCAAGTACTGCTACTTTTTGGTGTTCTGTCACTTTAGCATCAAATTCAAACCATGCAACCACACCTACAGCATGTTGTGTCGCATATTTTTCTTGTAATAATTGCATCTCAATGTTTTCTCTAAAGTTTACTGATAATGCGCTTAAGTCACCGTATACAATAGGTTTTGCTGAAGCCTCAATTTTTGGCATATTGTCTGATAAGAATACTGGTTTCCCAAGTAATCTATAAGGGAATTCACCTGTAATATCATCTTGAAGTAAGTATCTGTTATTACCATCTTTAAGTTTTTTAACTGCTGTGAATGTTTCACTATGCATAATCCAACATGCATTTCCTTGGAACGCTTGCTTCACTTGTGCTTGCATATCAATTAAATCATCGGCTGTAATTGCAGAATTTGAAGTAATAGTTTTCTTATTTGTTGTATTTGTAATACCTTGTGCTGCACTTGAACCTGTGCCTACTAGCAATTCTTTTTCTAAGAACTCCGCAATTTTTTCAGCCATATGAGATACAATAAAACCTACAATATCTACATCAGCATTATTAATGACTGTTCTTCCCATAAGTGTAAGCGCACCTGCTAAATAACCAGCAAGATCAACACTTGTAAATTTCCCTGCATCTGCTGTAAGTTCTTCAAACTCTGTGTGATAGCTTACTGCAATATCATGTGTAGAGTTTGCTTTCCCCCATACTGGAATTTTAAGAGTTCCTTTAACATGATACATAGTTGCTCTTGATAAGATAGGGCAAATATCTTTTACTTCTTTAATGATACGCTGTGCGATTGTCACTGGGATAACTGCACCATTGTTTCCCATCGTAATATTTTGTTCACCTGAACGTGTTTCGGAAATTTGTCCACGCACATATTCTTCAAATGCTCTTGTTTCTGCTTCTTCTGATGTTTCTTCTTGAGGTGCTTTGCGTTTTTCAAAGTCTTTTGATTCCTCTAGAACTGTAATGCTCTTATCAATACGAGCAAGTTCAGCTTTGATTTCATCCATACGTGTTAACTCTGCATCCTCAAAAGCTCTTGTTTCTTCCTCTGCTTTTGCTACAATAGCATCTCTTTCCTCTAATAAAGTATTTCTTTTTTCAATTAATGTTTTAATTTTCATAGGCTTTAGCCCTCCTTAAAATGAATATTTATATTTTGAGTAGTCCACTTTAGGTGGTTCTTCTTGGTTTTCTTGTGTTTCTACATGGTCCTGCACATCTTCTGTGCTTCTAATCTCTCTTATAGTAGCTTCATCGCCTCTAAGTTCTACCTGTGTACCAAAGTAGGCAGGTGTTTTACTTAAAAGACTAACCTCTGTCACTTTTAAGTCCTCTATGTAACGTCGTTCTAGTCCTTCTTTGACTGGTTCATAACGTTGTTTGTTTGCAAAAAAGCCAAAAGAAAACCCGGTAAGCTTATTATTTTTAGCGCAATCAATTACTTCTTCATCGGTAATTGTTGCCCTAATTTTTAAGCCAATATTATCCTCCCATAACTCAACATTTTGCTTAGTTGACCCAAGTTCACGTTTTTTATCATGGTTAAATAACAGTTTTACTTCATCTTCCCTGTCTAATGCTCTTTGCCATACCCCAGCTTCAATCTGTTCAACAAACTTCCCTCGTCTGTCTGCAAGTTCTCTACTGTCACGACATACTGCATTAACATAGCCGTCAATTTCAATGCTATTTTCTCTAATCTGTACCCTCATTTTTCTCACCTCCTTTCATATGGTCTACATTTACAGTCTGATTCGTATTAGGTGTGTAAACTTCTTTTGTCTTTGGATTATAAAGTACATCTGCAAGCCCTAATTTAACAAAATCAAGGTTAAGAGGTTCTAAGTCTTCCATATATCTAACATCATCAACTTGTAAAAAACTATTTTTGATACCTATTTCATAAGCTTTATAGCGTTTTTCAATATCACCTTTTAATAACTCTTTAGTATCGACTGCAAAATAAAAGGCACTCTTCTCATCCTCTAATAAAAGAGTCTGGTTAAGTGCCGCTTCTAAAGCATTAATTATTGGAATGATTGTTAGTTTTACAAAGTTCTGATACACATTTTCTGTAGCTGTTCCCTCTAAAACAGATAAAGGTACTTTCAATAGGCTACATATTTGATCCTTTATACTTTTAGACATTTCATCCATCTGCATTTCTACAGGTGTGTTTGCTAACTCCTTATATTCAAGTCCCTCATTAAGAATAATACAATTCTCTTTACTATCTTTACCATATAGATTGCTCCACGCAACTTTTAGGGAGTCTAGTGCTTCTGGTTTTAATTTATTATTGGCTTTAATAACACCTTTTTTGATTCCACCTGTTTCTACATTATTTCTCTGAAACTTAAGTAGTTTATAGGCCAGTGTAATAATTTCCTTGTTTTCTGTTACAAGCCCATTCCCTTGTACGCCATCTTCACTATTTCTTGCTAAAGATATAAAATCATAATACCTATAACTTCCACCCATTACATTAATTTTTACATCTTTATAAATAGGATCAGTAGTCGGTATCACTGAAATGTAATGATTGTCAATGTAATGTAAACTTCTCACATTATTTCTATGCCTATTTATATAAGCATATCCTGAACCATAAATAAGATAATCTAAAATAATATTGTACTTAAAGGTATACCCATCTAGTAAGTCCCCTGTATCATCATTTAGAAGGTTCACTCTTTTATCCTTAACTTCTATTACTTTATCTGATTCTTCTTTATACAGCTTAATTGGTAGCCCTGCTATAGTACCTGCTATTAAGTTTAAACACCCATTGATATAGGGAACTTCTAATGCTGTTTGCTTAGTTATAATAGTTTGCCCAACCACTGCCTGTAAAAAATCAGCTTCAGCATATCGTCTTTTCCATATAGCCACATTTCCACCTCCTTTCATGAAATAAGGCACTAGTAGTAGAATTACTTTATACTTCCTCTGTATATTTCATTCTATAGATTTACTAGTGCCTATATTGTTTGTACTACAAAATCGTTGTCTGATTTATAGCATTCACTAAAAGCAAATACTGCTGCCGCAATTAAATCGATACGTTGCTTATTTTTATTTGCTTTATCTAATGCTTCATTCTCATTTCTATCTTTTCTTGTAACTGCATTAGATACATTCCATTCTAAAAGCTTAGACTTTTCATAATGTATATTACCTTTATAAACTTCATTCCTAAATTCTTTTGTAGGTGGAGATAAGTTTGGATATGTTTGCTTCAACTCTATAACTTCATAGTCTTCTGCCAAAGATAGCATCATTTGTGTGCCATTGTATGGATCGCATACTATACATTTAATCGTACATTTAAAGTCATCCTCTATTTGTCTGATAAAGCTTTCTACATAGTTGTAATCTACAATATCTCCTTCTGTTATGACGCATTCTCCTCTATCTTGTGCAGCTCTATAGTCAAATTTCTCTCGCCTACGTTTTAAACTCTCCTCTGGCAGGATACCTATTGCTTTAAGATAGTATTTATCATTTTCCTTATACATCATATCTACAGCTGTTAAGTCAGTAGTAAGAGATAAGTCTAGAGATACCACAACTTCTTTACCTTTAAAGTCTATTTCTTCTACTGCTCCCTTTTTAAAGGTATTTAAATCCAAATAGGCTTCTTCTTCATTATTGGATAGCCATTGATTAAGAATTTTTATTCTAAATTCTCTCATAGCACTTGGTATGGTTAGCCCCTTTTGGAACTCTCCCCTTAGAAACTCTATCCCATTATCCATTGTCATTTGAAGAGGTGATGCTTTAATCCAGTTCTTTTCATCTCTATAGTCGTCTTTTTCATCAAGCTCAAACAATAGTGACAGTGTATTTTCTGCTTTAATTTTCCCTAACAACACATCTTTATGATACTGAATCATATCTTTAAAAATATTTACCTCTAAGTCATATGCCGTTGAAATATAAATGGCAAGTCGAGTTTTTGTACTCATCTGAGACAACTTTAAAGCTCCAACTACATCGCCAGTTTCTTGATTGCCTACCTCATCTACAATATAAGTTGAAAGTAAAAGTCCATTAATATTGTTTGCTTCTCCTGAAAGTGCCTTGGAAGTAGCGTTATTAATCGTACATGTAATAAGTTCTCTGGTAATCTTGAAGTATTTCTTGATTGCAGGACTTGCAAGTATTAATTCCTTCATACTTTCTTTAACAAGTCTTGAAATATCTCTTGTTTTCCCTGCTATAGCATGTTGAGCAAATTTAGGACTTCTAAGCATAATGATTATCTCAATTAATGCACATATAAAGCTTTTAGCTGATTTCCTGCCTATTTCAAGCAATAGTTCTTCTACAAGTCTTCCATAATCATTATCTTTACTTTTCCAACAGAATATATTTTCCAAAATAAAAAACTGAAATCCTGCAAGGTGCTCATAGACTGCTTCACCTGCATAAAATCCAGTTGCATAATTAATTAATTTACAGAACCCATATATAATACTGCATTCTTTTTCATCAAAATAATACCTAAATTCATCTGTATATTGAAGTTCTTCAATCCTTTTTATGTACCTCTCACACTCTAGCTTAACCCACTTATCAGCTACAAACTTTCCATCTGCTACATCTTTTGCCCATTCTAACCCATGTAATATCATGTTGTATCACCACCATTAAGTAATTGTAATAATGGGTCCTCTGCATTTTGTTGTGCAATCATGTTTATATTAGCAAGCTTAGCCCTACTTTGTGGCGATAGACTTAACTCATTACAACATCTTAAGAAATCTTTGGTGTAAGTCTCCTTTATTTTCATAATATCTTTATTAGCCATAAGAGAAGGTTTTAAATTAATTTTCTTTTCAACCTCTTCTAGCCTATCTATTGCTATTACGCACGTAGTCAATATGAAAGTATCTAATGCTCCAAGTAAACCTGCTTCTTCTAAGTTGTTCACTATAAAACAAAATAATTCCAATTGTCTTTGGCTTAGATAATCAGGTGGCATAATGTCACCTTTCCCTTTAAGTTTTTCTTCTTGATCTATCCTCTCATTAGTTTCTGATTTAGTTTGAGAAGATTCTGTAAGTACCTTTGCACTTTTACATGGTCTGGCCATTTTCTCACCACCTTTTAAAAGATATTTTAAAATTTCATTTTACAGATTTTTTGTAACCGTGACTGCCCTAAGTGGTTCCCAAAGGTTACCTAAAAATCTTTCCCATACTCCGGGGGGATTGTTAGCTCTCCACCATGAACATCCATATTGTCATGGCACTCTTCGCACAATGGAATTAAATTTCTATCATCAAGTCTCTTTTCAAAGTCTACACTCAAAGGAATAATATGATGTACTTCATCAGCTACTCTATTAATTCCATTATGTTTGCATAATTGACATTGGTAGTGATAGTCTTTCATAATCTGTTTAGCTTTTATTTTCCACCACTTTGAGTTCCTAAATCTTTTAATTGCTTCATCCTTGTACTGTTCACGCATCTTATTCCACTCTGTTTGGCACTTGTCGCATCTCTTTGTTCTATATGGTATTTTCTCACCACAATTACAACACTTTGTATATAAAGCCATTAGAATACATCATTCCTTTCAGATTCCTTCACCTTAAGTTCTAGCATCTTCTTATCATTTTCTACTTTGTGAGGATTGTCTTTCCACTCTCCCTTGTTCCTGTTAGTTAACCAGAATTTCTGTGCTGCTACATCTGCTGGTGAATGCTTCTTAAGTTTAACTACCTCTACCCTCTCATTGGAACATGCCCTTCCTTCATCGTCATAATATGTTTCTTTAAGCTTTATTTCTTTCTCTTCTGTGTAGTTGTATCCTATAGCTTTCATGTATAATGCTTGCTCAACTTTAGAGTTTGCTTCTTGCCTTTTTATCTTGCCTATTGCTAGAGTTTCAGAAAGTGCCGAATAGGCCTTTTTATACTCTCTAAAAGTGGAATAAGCAAGCCCTAACATGGCTGAAATTTCTTTTTCACTTAACCCTTGTATAGTCCACAACTCAATATCATCAAGCCTTTTCTCAACTTCTGTCCATTTATTACTAGCTATCTTAATCACCTCTTTTCTTGTCGGCACTTTCGGCACTACCTTATTTTTTAATGTGAATCTAGCTATTTTTTTACCATCATACTTTTTATGTTTTATAATCTCAATCATTTATGAGCCTTTGATAATCAATGCTTTCAACCTATTTTTTATCAATATTGCTTAGTTGACTTAATACACATACTGTTAACTATTTTTTATTTTTTCACTATAATAGAAGAAACTCATACTTTTCATTTCTTAGTTTACATTACCTAATTAAGTTTATTAATTGCCAAAATAAAAAAGTTCTTACTATATAAAGGAAATTTTCTTAAGCACATCGTTTATGTCATCTCTCGTTACGCCAATATACCTCTTTGTGTAATTAATATCATCATGATTAAGTATGAGCATAATTTTATATGGGTCTACTCCATTTTGGTATAACCAATACCCTAAAGATTTTCTTAAACTATGACAGCCTATCTTTTCCTCGTATCCGATTTTCTTTGCTGCATCATTCAATATCTTCCAGTACCGCTGTCTACTTATATGTTCATTAGCTTTGCCTCTTGAACGTCTAAATAAATACTCATAATCACGCTTACCTTTACAATACTGTTTTAATATCTTCTTTAGGTCCTTATTAATATTTAATGTTATTTCTTTATTTTTCTTAGCTTCTCTAAAATAAATAAAGTCTTTATCTCTTACATCTTTTACTTTTAGTGGCAATAAGTCTGATATTCTTCTGCCAAGATACAATCCACACATGAATAATACATAATCACGCTCATTATTTTCTTTCAATACTTCTGCAAGCTCTTGAATTAGGTCTCGATTTCTAATAGGCTCTACTGAATTCATTCTTATCACCACCTCTCTTTTATATTTATACAACAAAAAAGAACCCTTCGAAGACTAAAGGATTCTTTTTTTGTTAGGGAGTTTAATATTTGCCGTTACTCAATCGATAGTTGTGTAATGTAATCTTTGAGTTTTACCAAAGTTTAGATATTTTATGTTTGCCTACCTACTTGATTCGACCCACTGATGAAAAATCAAGTAACTGGTTATAGCCATTTGCTATAATTTTGTTAGGTCTCTTGTGGTTAATCCGTTCGCTGATTAAGCACAATATAATAGTACCATATCATTTCGGTAAAAAACCCCAACTTTTACCCAACTTTTACCCAACTTTTTCCCAACTTTTTTTATTTAGGAAGTTTGCTAATGAAGAAATAATTAATGCATTATTCTTTCTAATAGCTTCTTCGCATAGGTTCATCTTATAGGCTATCATTTTACATCTTATCTTCCTAAAATACTTAAGTTCTACAAGTTCTCTTTCATCATCTCTTAATATAGTTAGCATATTTTCCACTCTTTTTACTTGTATTTCCTTAAGTGTTTTTGCTCTCTTGAGTTCACTTATCTTCTTGTCTCTAGAAATAACCTCATTTTCTACTGAACTTGAAAAAGCATTAGTAGGTGTAGATGGTTTTCCATTATCTCCAGCACCTTTAAGTACTGTATAGTCATTTTCTAATGTGTCTATATCTAATTCTATATCTACCACTTCTGCCTTTAATGTATTGTAATTGTACAGCATAGCTTCAATTTGTTTTCCTGTAACTTCTCTAGTTTTAGTCATTAGGTCATTCCCCCTTTAATCTATTAGGTATATTCTGCATTTCTGGGTTAACTTCCTCATGGTATAGTGCATATGCAATATTCCAAAATGCCGCTCTCAAATGTGGTTCATCTTTAAAACCCATCATGTACTTGCTAAGATGTCTGAATGCACTATCCAACAAACTGCTAAGAGGTATGCCCTTCTCACAATTACGCTCTCCATATTTTAATGCCCCAGCTTCACAATGCAATGCAAGTTGGTGTATCGCTTCCCAAGGTATTAGATCATAACGACCTTTACCTTCTTGCATGTCTCTTACTGCACCTGTTTCAAATTCTCTTCTTTCTCCGCTATCTTTTATAGTCATTATGTAATCCCCTTTATCCTTTACTTGTACTTTCTATATGCATAATTTAACTCATATTCAATTTTCTTTTGTTAAGCTATATGTTTATATGCCTAATGCAGTAAAACCGTTTTAAAGCTAAATTATGTATTATTTTGTTTTAATCTACTCAAAAGTAATTTTTATTGACTACTTTCAATACAACTAAATCAACTTCTACAACCTCATACATTTCATTACATCTTCTTTTTTTGAATGAAAAAAACGCTTGTTCTTCATCAGCAAAAAGTACTGCTTGTTCACGTGATAATCTTTGCTTGGGTGGACTATAATTATAGTCCGTTCCAAATACCCACTCCCCTGTAGTCTTATTTATTATGGCGTACATCTTATCACCTCTTTAAAAACATTTTTCACTGCATCCGGTCTCTGAAGTTTTTATTAACTTCTTCCACTCTCTTTTTCATTTCTTCAAACGCTCTTCTCCTTCTAGCTATTTCTTTCTTTGTTCTAATAGTTTCAGCAATACCTATTATCCAGGCAAACGGCATCATAACAATTCCAAGTACAATTGCTACTACCAACATCCCCACTAAGAATATTACTGGCATAAGTGCAATTGCAGCTATTACAGCTATAATTCCTCCTACTATTTCCATGCTTTACCTCCCAAAAACTAATTTTATTGACTACTCTTCAAACATACTGCACTGATTTTCTAGTGGCTTTTCTTTATTCTTACCTAACCACCACGCCATAACATCTTCACCGTTCTTCCACTCACATCTATCCTTATCATCAAGATTTTCTAACATACGATCAAATGCTCTCACATAGTTCTCCTTGTATTTAGGGTACATCTCAAACTCTTTCTCCTGGTTGCTGCTTAAAGGGCATCCTACACATCCTAATCTAGTGAATCCTTGATCGTACAATTCACAGTATGGTATATTGTTAGTCTTTAAAAACTCCCACACATCTTCATCCGTCCAGTCAATAATGGGACTTATACAAGTTTTACCTTTCCAGAATGACACCATGGATCTTTTACTTCTTCCTTTGCTCTCGGCCCATCTCACGCCAAGTAATACAGTATCTCCTACGTTACCTACGTTTTCTTTTAACTCATCGCAACAATATCTTAGTAGTCGTGTGGGTGGTGTTTTTCTGCTTGCTATTAAGTTAAATATTGTCTTAGGTCTTCCTATAAATCTTCCTTTGGCTTGCCTATTATTAAATGTATTGCACTTTCTCTCAATAACATCTGGATAGTATTTTCTTCTAAATCTTATTAACTCAGGTGGATCAGGTGTAGGTGCTGCTTCAGCCCTAAATTTAACCCCTGCCATCTTGGCTAAGTGATATACCACTTGACTATCCTTACCACCACTAAAAGCTAATAAATAGCCTGCTGGTGGCTCAAACTCTTTTAATCGCTGCACTGCTATATCAACTTTATTTCTTTCACCAAATAACGTATTTTCTATTAACATTACTTAATTAGGAGTTCTCGAGATTTAAGGGCCCACTCGTTCTCCTTTCATTTATTCAAAAAACTATTTTATTGCATATCATTTAATTCTGGTATTCTATAATCACAAATGTATTCTACTGCCATAAACAATACATCTATCAATGTATTTGAATGATTTTCCCATATAGGCGATACATCTATGTCATTTGCTGCATCTTCTAAATTTAGTAACTGAATACACCATCTTTCATCTACTGTATAGATATTCATTTGTGCAAACTCTCGTATAAACTCTATCAACTGTCCTTCTGTTAGTAATGGTGTATTTGCATCGCCTTTTAGTTCTCTAACTGCGTCAAGTTGACTACTTCTATAAATCAAAGTAGGATCTCCGTCTAACGGAACGTATAAATCCATCATTTTTGGTTGCCACCACTTTAGTAACGTATATTGAGTTGCCATTGACGCTCTATTAAATTTTGCTATATCAATAACTTTCATGTTTTCACCTTCCCAAAGAACTATTTGTTTGATTTGTGGTAGCCACAAATTACTGTGTCGTGCACATTGCATATGTGATTTGTTATACTACAAACCAAAACATGTCTACCATTTTCTTTTAATGCTTTTAGGTTCTTACAATCACCACATTTTTTTAACATTGTTATTTACCTTCCCCAAAGAATTATTTTATTTGCTTACTACACAACCTTAAATCTTGTTTCTTCATGGCTATTTGCATCTGCAACACCTGTTACTCCATCTTCCACATTCTCATAGTACTCTTCTGCTTTTCTTATAGCTTCTGTCTTGCTGTCTGCATCAATTTCTAGCTCATACTTATAAATATCTGTTATTTCTATCTTGTACTTCACGTGCCAACACCACCTTCAAAAAAATTATTTTATGGTTTCAATCTCTTGCTCTATTACTTCCAAATATCTTTTTATTATGCTTACTTCATTTTTAAGATACCTAGTATCTTCTAAATGCAACCCTTCTGTTTCAACAAGTGTTGCACCTAGCATTATATTATTAGCTCTATCTTTTATCATTTCAGCATGTATTGATACTTTCTTTGGATTCATACTATCCCCTTATAAAACTTAGATTCTACTTGCTAATCAGCGTTGCTATATTCTTAAGCCTTACTTCCACCGTTCCATTCGGATTAGTAATGATTTCTACAGCATCGGGATCATTAAGTATTTGAACAGGTAATTTAATTTCAATACCAGTATTTGTTTTCAACTTGTGAGTGGTATATTTTTTACCTACTTTATAAGCTTGTTGTAATTCAATAGCCTCTTCTGTTATACCTTGTTCTTCAAGTATATCCATACAAACGTTTATGATTTCTTCCCTATCGCCAAATGTATCATGCAATACATCCTCTATCATGATGCTACTTGTACTCTTAATGCTTTTAGCTAGATTACTTTTAGCAAAAGAAAGTGCCTCTATTTTATTCTCAAAGTTTTCCTCAATGGCTTCTGTAATAACTTTTTCTACAACATTGATTTTCTGTTTTGTAGAAAGAGGCGCCGTACAACCTAATAATGTGTGCACATATTTCTCTTTATGAGTATCTAGCAAAAGGATATTCATTTTCTCTATATTGATAATAGCTGCCTCTTGAATTTTGCTAGTGCTCTCAGGAAATATACTCTTATGCTTTATGATTTGATTACTCTCTACACTGTGATCCATTGCATGAGTGTATGCTTCTTTATAGTTCAGTTTAATAAATGCCACATATGGTACTGCATCACGTTCAAATTGAGTAATAATCAAGTCGCCACTTGGAATGTTTTCAAATGTTTGTAGGTATGCAAAAAATTGGTGAGCCATATCACATGAGAAACTATAAAAATCTTTAATACCACTTTTAATAACCTCTAGCCATGGTGAGCTGTCTTCAAACACTGCTTTAGCCATGCTATGATTTTCAAATAGACCTACTACATAACTTGTAATATAAGCCTCTGTATCATCTGTTAAGGTTAAGCACTGTTTAGATAACAGTGGCCTATCTAATGACGCATCTAACGTGTGCATAATTACTTGTTTAAATATAATACTCATTTTTATCCTCCGTTCTGGTACCGACAATAATTATTTTCATTCAATGTTTAAAATCTTTTTGTTCTGTTAATAATCTAGTCATAAAATTAATATGAAAAGAGGTCCATGAATGGTTATTAAAATACTAATCAATATTTTTCTTTAATATCTCATCTGGGGGCCCTTTGGCCTCCTAAGATATTAAACAACCATTCATTAATATCACTTTTAATCTAAAAAAGCCTTCGAGTAAATTGATTGCTCGAAGGCACTTTCATTTCTTCAAGTAATCAAAATTTACTCTTATCTACTCGCCATACTTTAAGGCATTTGCATTTCTAGTAATTGTTTCCCATGTATTTGCAAATTCACAAATTCTATGTGTCTTTGGAACCACCATTCTTACATTGTCATTTTTGAAATCCATTATTTCTTTTGTTATTCCTAAAGACTCCATGCTTATATAACAATCTCCACATCTGCATATCCTTTTTGCTTCTTCCTTTGCGTATAGCCCTGCTTTGTTCAAATCAGTAGAATAACCACATCCATTCTTCCCCCAAAACAACACATCACTATAGCTATTCCAATACCTAAGTGCTATAATCAAATACTTTTTCTCTTCCATCCTAACCCCTCCACTACCTAGTTATTTTTGCTTGCATATACATAATCTAAATTCTTGCATCCCATTAGCTTTGTAAGTTGATCTTGATGTATCTCTGCAACTATTTTTACTCCGCCACCTTTAGATGTTCTATCATCCTCTATGTAGATCATGCCACTATCTTTATGACATTTTCTTAATCTGATTTTCATAGTTCCTCCTTATAAAAAATTGATTTTACGAATTGTAATATGTAACTCTTGTTCGAGTATCTTCCTTGCATTTCTTAAGGTATCTCTTTGCATTTTCTTTTACACTTTGTACCTCATATTTATCTGCTTTACCTGATAATACTTTTTCTAACTGTTCTAAGTACCTTTCTGTTACAGGATATTTTTTCATTTATTCTACTTCCTTCTATACGTATTCGAAACGCAATTTAGATGCTGTCATATATCCATTTCTGCACTTCATTGCATTTTCAAGGGCCTTAAATGATACCCAATTATCCAATGCTGCAGTTTCTATATTTTCATATATCTCAATTAACTCTCCTGTATCATAATCTAATTGTCTAATTCTACGCTTTGTTTTATAAATGCGTTCTTCAGCATACTCAAACCTTAATTTTTTACTAGGAATAAGTCCGTTTTGAGTCTTAATCGAATACCATATATCGGATTTTCTAAGATTAAATTTACTATTTGCTTCAGATACAGAGTTAAAAGTTTCAATTATTTCACCTGTATCATAATTTAATCTGTTAACTTTCCTTTGAAACCCCACTTTTAAATCCTCCTCTAAAAAAATGTTAATTGCTTCTCTCCAAGTTCATCTACAACTTCTTTTAAGCCTTTGAATGTATCTTCTGTATATCCTACAGACTGTTTCCATGCCTCATCCTTATGCATTTCAGCAACATACATAAATAATGCTGTTTCTTCAGCATTCTTCCCCACATGATACATGCAGCATACTTTTAAAAGTCCTTCATAGGCAGATTGATCTCTACCCTCTTCAATTTGTCTTTTAACTGCCTGCATCCATTCTTGTTTACTTATTTTTGTATTATCTAGTAGATAATAATTATTGCCTTCTCTTTTACCTAATCTAAGGTTGCTCATTTATTCAACACCCTCCCCCATAAGCTTCTATTTCTTAACTTATAATTTTCTTTTTCTAGCTCTTCACTATTGTCAAGTGCAGTTTTAAGCCTAAAGTGTAGTTCATCATAAGCTATCTTAATCTTACTGATTTCATCTTTATATTCTTTTTCTTTTCGCTGCCATTCTTTAACTTCTTGTAAATGAGCTTTTTGCATATCAGTATTTTTAGCTGAATAGGTTAAAGTTAATTCTCTGTACTCTTCGCTTAGCTTCTTTTCTGCATTGACCTTTGCTGTTAATGCACCATTATTATTTTTTAGAGATTTAACTGTTACTAATAACATTTTTACTAGTTAATTTTTTTCAAGTGCTTCATCCTTAAGTTGTTTTCTATTCCAACCTTGGTATTCTGTTTTCTTATTTTTCACTTTCATTACCTCCTAATTTATTTAAGATATCCCTTACATTAGCCATGCTCTTTAGTGTTTCGGGATCTTGATTCCTTTCGTTTATGTCGAAATAAATGTCCTCTTTTATTTCAATCTGAAGCTTATCTTTTTGTTCATTTTGCAGATTATATTTTTTTATCTGATCTGTGAGTTGAACCCCCAATGACTTCTCTTCCCTAGTGCTCCTGATTGCACTCTCCATAGCTTTATTGAATTGTCCTCGTATTACACTTACCTTTTCGGCTTCACATATTGCCAAAAAACCACCTACATATTGAACAGCTTTTTGAACTTGTGCTGGTAAGCTTTGCATAGCTTCTTCGCATCTCATATATCCGTAATTACGTATAGCCTTTTCAACTAAGCCCCATCCTTCTTCTGCATCAACGTGTATAGGCATATCAATATCTGCATAGGATTGTCTTAAATTTTTAATACTTGGGAACTCATATGTAGTAATCATCTTTTTAGTAGCTAAAGCTAATTTTGTTGCATCTAAATCAATTAAATTGTCATACCACACACTCATCTGCAACTTGTTAGTTAGGTCTAGCTTCGTATAAGGATATGCTGCTGCTATAGCGGTCATTATTTTTTGAAAATCCATTGAAGATAGCATTAATTTGCACCTCTTTCTAAATAGCTCATGTCGATTGACATAGGATCCATAGTTGGTTGAATCGGTTTATTGTAAGCATTTTGATTTTTTAATGGGAAAAGCCCTTTATATCCATTTTCAATACTTTGCTCAATTATTTTAATCTTTTCATAATCATCTTTCCCTAGAGCATCAAGTTTTTTGATAATCATTTTAGCTGCTTTTAATGTAATTGTAGATTTAATTTCTTTTCTAAACTCTTTAAAGTCATTTAGAGATTCTAGCAATGCTCCTGATGCATAGTTTTCGAATACATCATCAACACTCTCTTTATTATTAAGTGTATTATTCTTTGTATTATTAAAAGATGTATTATTATATAGGTCTTTTTTGTCCGTAGGGGTGAGGTCTTTTTTGTCCTCCCCCTCAGGTCTTTTTTGTCCATAGGGTAGGTCTTTTT